GACACCAAGGTCGGCGCGACTGTTGATATTTCTCTGGAAGCCAACAGCAGATCCGCATCTGGCCGGGTGGAAGCCGTGAAGATTGTGGAGGCCGTCAACGCGGCTTTGCATCGTCAGGAGGCAAGCGTTACTGTAACTGGGTTCACGTTGGTCGAATTGATTTTCGAGACCCACAATGTTACAAGAGACCCTGATGGCCGTGGGTATACGGCTGTGATCGCGCTTCGGGCTTTGCTCGAAACAGCCTAGAAACGGGCCTTGGGCAAGCCCTAAAACGGAGGCCATCATGGCTAAACAACTTGGACGCGCCCTGCTCGTTAAGATCGGCGACGGCGGCGGCACTGAAGTCTTCGCAAATCTTTGCGGGCTGAACAGCAAGACGATGACGATCAACAACTCTTTGATCGACGTGACCACGCCAGACTGCACCACCCCGGCGGGCGCACTCTGGACCGAAAGTCTGAACGGCGTGAAAAACGTGTCGATCTCTGGCGATGGCTTCTTTGAAGACAGCGCAACTGAACTTCGCATGAACACCGTGGCAATGGGCGCTGATCCTAAGTGCAACTTCCAAGTCGTTGTCCCGGCCTTCGGAACCTATGCTGGTGCGTTTTACATCGAGTCGCTGGAATTTGGCGGCGAGACTGAAGGCGGCGTGACCTATTCGCTGACGCTTTCCAGCACTGGCGCTGTTACGTTCACGGCTGCTTAATGACTATCACGGCAGAAGCGCCGCGTGGGGGTGTCGTCGAATATATCGGCGACACCTCATACGTTTTCCTGCTTCGCAACCGCGAGATTGAGCGGTTCGAGGACAAGCATCGTGGCATTTTTGATTTCTGGGAGGGCATGTTCGGACGCGGGACAAAGCCAACCAGCACAGAAATCCGCGACCTGTTGGCCTTGGCGCTTGTCGGCGGTGGCATGAAAGATGCCGAGGCTGATCGCGTCCTTGCCAAGGCAACCCCGGCTGATCTCTTGCGGCTTTATCAGATCGCGCAAGCTGTTCTCGGCGTGGCTTTCATGCCTGACACGGTTGAAGAAGCCTCAAAAAAAAAGACGACCGAGGACCAAAGCCTGATCGCCTGAACGTGCGCGGCATGATCAAGAACGGCATCGTGATTGGCTTACGTCCTCAAGAAATCCGTGATATGATCCCGAAAGATGCGTGGCTTGTGTTCCAAGGGTGGCATGATGCACACTCGCCGAAGAAGCCCGGATCAGAGGCAATGACGGCGGAACAATTCCGCGCCCTTGTGGAGCAAGTTGATGGCGATCAGCGCAGAACAGCTTAACATCATCCTCGCTGCCAAGGATCGTGAATTTGCCAAGGCGATGGCTGCAAACTCCAAGCGAGTTGAGAATTTTGCAAAGAAAGCTGACAAGGATTTGTCAGGCGCTGGCGCGTCATTTGACCGCTTGGCGCAGGCCGCAAAGGGACTAGCCGCCGCCGCTGTCTTTCAGCAACTTGCATCATCTGTTCGATCTGCGGCAGACAGGCTTGGCGATCTTGCTGATGCAGCAGACTCAATTGGCGTCACGACAACGGCTTTGCAAGAATTGCGGTATGCGGCTCAACTGAGTGGCGTCCAACAAGATGTATTGCAGCAGTCTCTTGTCGTGCTTTCCAAGAACCTTGGCGATGCAGCGATGGGTGGCTCTGCCGCTCAGAAATCGCTTGAGGGTCTTAATCTTTCTGCGGCGCAACTTTCTGCCGTTCCGCTTGAAGAAGCATTGGGCATCATTGCAGACAGGATCGCGGCTGTTGAAAACCCAATGCAGCGGGCAACTCTTGCCGCTGATCTGTTTGGAAAATCTGGCATCAAGATGATCAACATGCTCTCTGAAGGGTCTGCGGGCCTTTCTGCTTTGCGCGAGGAAGCGCAAGCAATGGGCGTTGTGATTGACCAAGACGTGATCAAAAAAGCGCGAGAAGCTGGCGACCAACTTGATGCCATGTCCATGGTGATCACGTCAAATCTGACGGTTGCTCTGATCACGATTGCGCCGCTTTTGATTAGCGCAGCACAAGCCATTGCTGGGCTTTCCAGCGCAGCACGCGAGTTCCTGACGATCAGTGCTGGCGGCGGGATGCCAAGGCTTCTGGATGCGGACGAAGTTGCAGCCGCAGCGGTTGAATACTCAAAAGTCAAAAAAGAAACTGACAACCTTATTGAGGCGCAGAACAAGCTAAACGCGCTTGAAGCGCAGGCAGAGATGGGCAAGCTGCCCACAATTACGCAGCTTGATGATGCCCATGAGCGCGTTAAAATTGCTAAGGAAGAACTTGAAGCGGCCAAGGCTGCTGTTGTTCAGCGTGAAAAAGCTGATGCCCAGCGCGTTGCTGGCTTTAATGCCTTTCAGGCGGAAACGGATGAGTTGCAAGATCAAGTTGACTTGCAAGGTCTGAGCAACGAAGAACGCGCTAAGGCCGTGGCGCTAAAAGAAAAAGAGGCATTTCTGGCAAATCAAATTGCCCTCGCAAATGCTGCTGACCCATCTGGCACGGCATCGCCTGAAATCCTAGCTGGTATTAACGCGCTTGCCGAGGAGCATTACAACCTTGCTGTTCAGGCTGAGTTGTCAAAGACGGCTCAAAAAGGCGCAAACGGCGCAATGTCTGAAAGCAAAATAAAGGCGCTTGAGGCAAAGCAGTCTCTGGAAGCATACAAGGCACAGCTTGAAAGCCTTGGCCTGACGCTCACAGAATTCGAAAGCATCTCATCGACCATTCAATCGTCAATGGAAGATGCTTTCATGGGCATGGTTGATGGCACCATGAGCGCAAAGGATGCTTTTAGGTCTATGGCTAAGGACATCATCAAAGAACTGTATCGGGTTCTGGTGGTGCAGCGCATGGTTGGTTCTTTCGCAACGGCCACCAAAGCAGGCTCTGGCATCCTTGGCTTAATCGGTGGCGCACTTGGCATCACAGGGAATGCGGCTGGCGGCATGGTGCAAGCTGGTCAGCCGTCTATCGTTGGCGAACATGGCCGCGAACTGTTCGTGCCATCCAGCGCAGGCCGCGTGCTGTCCGTGCCGCAGGCCAAGGCTGCTGTGAACGGCGGCAGTTCTGTTGCTGTCACTCAAAACATCAGCTTTGGCGCTGGCGTTTCGCGGGCTGAAATCCAAGCTATGTTGCCGAAAATTGTTGAAAGCACTAAAGCCGCCGTGTTTGATGCACAGCGCCGCAGCGTTAACGGGATGGGCTACTAATGGCGATCACATATCCTTTGGCTTTGCCTTCGCACACTGGACGACGCAGCATTGAACTGCGGGCAACCAATGCGGTTGCCTACAGCCGCTCACCGTTCACCTTCGCTGGACAAGCCTTCGCCTACCCCGGCCAGATGTGGCAGGCTGATGTCACTTTGCCGCCCATGAAGCGGGCTGATGCGGAGCAATGGGTGGCTTGGCTGGTGAGCCTGCGGGGTCAGCTTGGCACGTTCCTTATGGGTGATCTTCTGGGCTGCACTCCGCGTGGGACGGCGCTGGCCAACCGCGTCAACCTGCTTGACTACAGCGAACAGTTTGACAATGCCGCTTGGACCAAAGGCAACGCTACGATCACCGCCAATTCCATCGCGTCACCTGACGGGCTGACCACTGCTGACACGCTTGTGGAGAATACGGCAACAGCCGCACATAACATGACTGAGGCTTTTGCTTGGGTCGCAGGGACAATCTACACCCTATCCATTTATGTCAAAGAACAGTCCGCGAGAAACTTCCGCATAACTTTCCCGACCACACAGTTCGGTGGGGTGGCTTCGTCTGCAAATTTTGACACCACAACGGGGTCTGTTCTTTCGACTTTTGGTGGAGTTGTCGCGAGAACTGAATCTGTCGACAATGGGTGGTTTAGGTTCTCAATCAGTAAAGCTGCGACAGTTACATCCAGCGGATCGCTTGATGTAAGGCTTCTTGATGGGACAGCCACTTCTTACTTGGGAGACGGTTCTTCTGGCGCATACATCTGGGGCGCGCAGCTTGAGGTCGGCTCTGTCCCGACCACATATCAGCCAATCTTCAATGGCTATGGCCCATTTGTGAATGGCGCAAGCCAGACAGGTGCATCACTTGTGATCGACGGTGCCAGCCCAGACGAAGTTGGATACCTCTTGCCGGGTGACAGCGGCTCGACGGCAACGCTGCACAAAGTCCTTGAGCAGGTTGATACAGACTCGTCTGGCAACGCCACGCTGACGCTCTGGCCGCACATTCGCACAGCCCCGGCAGACAATGCCGCTGTGACCATTGGCAACACTGTCGGGCGCTGGCGGCTGGCATCTAACGAGTCGTCTTGGAGCGTCAACGAGGCGTCGATCTACGGCATCAGCTTCAGTTGCATGGAGGCCATCGGATGAGCCGCACTGTTCCAGCCGCAATCCTTGCCGCTCTGGCTGGCGAGAGCGTTGAACTGTTTTATGCGGTCGAGATGAACTTCAGCACACTGCCCGTCAGGCTTTGGACGGGCTTAGGTGATCGTGCCATCGGAGATACGATTGCGGCGAACCAAATACAGATCGGCCAGAAGTATGTGATACAGTCGGTCGGAACCACAGACTTCACGTTGATCGGGGCGGATTCAAATACTGTCGGATTGTCTTTTGTGGCCACCGGGGTGGGGACAGGTACGGGGACTGTCAAGTTCGCATATATCGGCTCAGGCACCCTGCTGTCGATCAGCGGCATTGAAGAAGTGGCCGATCTGAGCGCCAAGGGCATCACTCTCACGCTTTCCGGCGTCGATACATCCTTGGTCAGCTTGGCAATTCAGGAGCCGTATCAGGGCCGCTCTGCGCGTGTTCTTCTGGGCGTCACTGGCGTCAACGAGTTCGTTGAGGTGTTTGCTGGCCTGATGGACGTGATGACCTTGCAAGAGGACGGATCGTCGGCCACCATTGAATTGACCGTCGAGAGCAAGCTGGTCACGTTGCAGCGGCCAAATGTTCGCCGATATACGTCGGCAAGCCAGAAGCTGCGCTACTCTACTGACACCTTTTTCGACTATGTCGAAGAGCTTCAGGACAAAGAAATCGCATGGGGCCGCAAGATATCCTGATCGGCTATGTGAAGGCGCAGCGTGGCAAGCCCTTTGCCATCGGCGTGCATGATTGCTTCACCTTCACCAACGGCGCTTGGGCCGCCATGCACGGGCGCGGATACGCTGATCAGATCATGGGCAAATATGCTGATCTCGGCCAGAAGCAGTTGGCAAGGCTGCTTTTCGACAACTTCGGCACGCCCAGTATGATAGACGCCCTCGACGCTGGCTTGACCCGCGTGAACTCTTTCCCGCCCAAAGGTGCGCTTGTGGTCATGAGATCTGAGCGCCCCTATTTCACCGGGTATGCCTTCGGGCTTGCGATGGGCGTCACGGCTGTTTTCCTTGGCGACAGCGATGTGATATACCTGCCGATAGAACAGATCGAAGGGGCATGGGTATGACGCTGAAGACGCCGTTCAATGTGATGCGTCGTGCCGAATGGGACTTTGCGCCGCGTGATCCTATCACCGTTGGAAATGCAATCCTTGCTGCCATCGGGGTGCAAACAAGTTCCATCGCCCTGATTTATGCCGTTGGCTATTTGTCCACGACTGCCCTTACATCCTTTGCCCTCCGCAAGCTGGTCCCTAGCGCAGGGGCTGCAAATCGCGGCACCCTGATCAACTCCCGCCAAGCGGCGGCGGCCCATGAATATGTCTATGGTCAAGTCCGTAAGGGAGGCATCATCACGTTCTTGGAAACCACGGGAACGTCGAACAAATACCTGCACATGATCATCGCCCTCGCAGGGCATGAGGTTGAAGCTATCGGCGACATCTATGTCAACGATGAGGTCGTCACCATCGACGCCAACGGCTATGTGACCGGGACACGCTGGAAAAGTAAAATCCGCGTCCTGAAGCACCTTGGCAACCAGACAAGCTGGACCACAAACTTCGCCAACGCGGCCACCAACCTGCGCGACACCATCAGCGACGAGTGCGACCTGCCAAGCACCTTTGTCGGCCTTGGCATTGCCTACATCTATGCGCGTGTCGAATACGATCAGGATGTCTTCAGCGGCGGTATGCCTACCTTCACAGCCGTCGTCAGTGGCAAGAAGGTCTATAACCCTGTCACCGCCACCACCTCATACAGCAACAATGCTGCGCGGGTGATCCGCGATTACATCACCTCGTCCTATGGCCTGAATGACACGGCTGTAAATGACACCTATTTCGCATCCGCCACCAATGACTGCGATGATGCCATCCCGCTGGCTGCTGGTGGCACTCAGGCCAGATACACGATTGATGGCGTGATCAACGCAGACAGCACCATCGGCACCGCGCTGGCCGACATGATGGAAGCCTGCAATGGCGCTCTGTTTTTCTCCGGCGGCGAGTGGAAGTGCAAAGTCGGCGTATACAACGCCAGCGTGAAGTCACTGACGCTGGATGACTTCCGATCTGCCATCACGTTTTCAACCAGAATGCCGCGCCGTGAAAACTTCAACAGGATCACTGGCAAGTTCATCGACGCATCCAGCGATTGGATCGAAACCGACTTCCCGGCCATCACCAGCACGGTCTTTCTTGCCGAAGACGGCGGGCTGGAGAACAGCATCGACGTGGGCCTAAACTTCGTCACCAACTCTGCCAGAGCGCAGCGCCTCGCCAAGCAAAAGCTGTTCAGGTCGCGTGAGCAGAGGACGATCAGTGCCGAATTCGGTCTGGCCGCTCTTGGCGTTGAGGTTGGCGATATCATCGATCTGACCATTCAACGCTATGGCTGGGCCGCTAAGGAATTCGAGGTGGCGTCTTGGCGGCTTGTGATCGCTGACGGCGGCGGCCTGCGGGTTGCATTGGTCTTGCGCGAAACCTCGTCAGCAGCGTTTGATTGGGCCGCCAGTGAGGTTGCGATCATCTCGAATGACACGACGCTATTGGATTACACCAGCGTGCCGACGCTTGGCCTAACCGTCAGTGACGCTCTGAGGGTCTATCACGAAAAGCTGTCTAACGTGGTGTCGCTGACGACTACATCTTCGCTGCCCGGCTTCATCGACTATGTGCAGGTCGAGTTCAAGAAGTCCTCTGAAGCAGCTTGGCGTGACGGCGGCTATGGCGAACTTGGCCTGTTCGAAATCAATGACATTGAAGACGGCACCTATGACTTCAGGGTTCGCTCGGTCAACCCTTTCGGCATCAAGGGCGACTATACAACGCGCACCGGGTACAAGGTCCAAGGCTTGTCTCAGCCGCCGCAGGATGTCACTGGCTTTGTCGCCGAGGTGAACGGTGACAGCATCAACCTATCATGGACCGCTGTGCCTGATCTCGACTTGTCCTACTACATCATCCGGCACGCAAAAGAGACGACAGGTGCCACTTGGGCGGATTCGGTGACCTA